TCGGCAAGCTTGGCGCCTGTTACGGCGTCATCAGCCAGCTCATCCGTATCAATAGAGCCGGGAGGAATCGTGACAGCAACCGCAGTTGACGGAATGCTTGCGGCAGGGAACATCGGTGCGATGCCCGTCGCCAATTGCAGAGCGGTCAGACTCTTTGTCTCAGATGCACTGAGATCAGCAACTGCTACCGGGTCCGTCGTCTGCAATAAGTTGCCAGGTAACGGTGGCAGCTCGCTAATTTTTAAATCGGGCATGCCGCAAGCAAAAAACTTTTTAGCAGTCTAGGTCAGTCGTCTTGAAGCTCGATAGCGTGGTCATCCTCCTGAAGTAGCAAGCCTCCTTGCTCAATAATCAGGAACCCTTCAGGGCGACCAATACGCATGCGAATCTCACCGGAAGTCACAAACTGAATCCGGGTACCGATTGGTGCTCCTGGTTCAAAGTTCATAGCTACGCTTGTAACTATGCAAATGGGAACTTCCCACCAAACACTGCGCTCAGGATCGGTGTATAGGTGGAACTTTGCTCCGAAGTCTGAACCCTGCTTCAATCTGATTATTAAGTCAGCAAAATACTGGGGTAGTTCAACGTGACCTGAACAATCATCATCGCAAAGTTGTCTCTCATATTCCCAGAAACAATCAATCGTTCCTTGTCCTGATATAAGCCCCGTTGCGTACATCTGTTGAAACTCATCACCTAGTCCGCTCAGATCTACTGTGTTGCGATTAGTGGTGAATTCATAACTCCTCACCTGAGATACAAATCTATATTGCCTTGTGTTACTTGTAGCGATAGTTATTTGTTGAGTTGCACTAGGGGCAATTAACTCCAAAGCTGTCTCTTCTATACCATTAATAGCATCGGCAAAATCGTCGTATAGACGCATCCCTCCTGCATCATCGATAGCTACATATCCGCCCCAATCAGGGAAAGCCCAGTTAGCAACCAGTTCTAAATTCCCACCGCTCTGATTGATAATCGCTATACGGTCGCCCGTAATAAACGAACCCGCTGCCCCTGAGACTGAAAACCTACGCCTTGGAACGTTTACATCAGCGGCGTCAAGATCTCCGGCCCATGGCGCATTAAGTGATTCGCGTACAATCGAAACACTGCCATTATTCCCCATATATACGCCTTTAGTCACAATGTGGCCTCTACAGGAGCACCTATGAATTGAAAAGCTATGTTGGCGGAGAATATTTCTCCTTGAGACATAGCCATGTTGACGGCAGTAATAAGAACTTCCCCACGAATGTATCTACCGTTTGTCGAACCATCGTCCACCTTCAACCTGAGATTTACGTGCCGTGGAGCTGCCGCAACTCCTTGGACAGCAACATTGGTACGACCTTGAACAACATGTTGAATAAGGGTGCTGCAATCTCCTCCTGTGTTTGCTCCGTCCTGCCAATAGAAAAGAGTGCAAGTGCCTGCGGTATTCCTTAAACCGTAATTTGACGTTCCATCCGTTTGCCCTAACGCTGTCGTATCCATCACGGCGACAGTGGTAGTAAACCTCCAGTCCTTAACTTGACCGGCAACCGCGCCGTCAATCCATAACTCGCCATTAGGCCCGCTGTAGTAAGCCATTAAACAGTCACAGCAACAAGGTCAACGGTTACGGATGAGAGACCGATGTAACCCGATTGTAGCTGCGGCGGTTGAGCGTATCTCCACTCCGTATCCGTCACCATGACGGTGGTATTGAGCGCACCAGTCGTTGCAGTCCAGCCAGCGTTGAGGGTGGCGCCTCCTGCTTCAAAGGATTCAAATGTTCCCTTCACTGAGTTGTAGTGATCCAATATCACCTCCGCATCTGCGTCTGGAATGTTGTTGTAGACGAGCTGGACAGTAGAGCCAAGACGCTTGTTTCCAAATAGGATCCGTATCTCCGCTCCACTCTGAGCCCTGTAGGTACCAGAGGAGTAATTGCCGGCTGTGTAAGTCCTACCCGTAGGAACCGGGTGACGGGGAAAATGGCTCATGTAATCACCTCGAAGCGGGTTTGATCCAAGACATCATTGACAATTCTAGAAACGCCGTTTTGGTCCACTGGAAAATGGCTCGCTACTACTTCTACTAGGGCATCCTCTCCAAGGGTGATCTGTTCAACCAGATAAACGCCAAAGCGTTCAGGGATTGATCCACCTCCTTTAAGACTGGGTGAATTAGGGATATTGAAAAGCGCCCCATATAAAGCCGTATCTGTGACTTTCCCGTGGCTAACCATGAAGGTGTGATCTGTTACCTCTGAAGCATTAGGTAGATAAAAATGACCGTCGTAGGTTCCATCTGGTGGAGGTGATACACACAACAACGTTCCATCCGCTCTGATTACACCTGAATACAAAGCTCTATATGGAGCGGTGGTGGTATCGAAGCGGATGTAATCCCCAGGCGCCAACTTCAAACCTTCCGGCAACGTCTTAAACGTGACCGTGTGATCCACGCGGCGGCGCAGGCTCATCAAATACCGCGCACTCATAAACGCGTGCTCACGCTGGGTGCAATACGACGTCATGTCGTAATCCTCTTGCGGCGGTGGCTGTACCGGAGCGTCGAACCACTTCACCATGATTGTTTCGGTCTCTGTAAGTGAGTTCTTTATTGAGTTGCGGTACTGCATTACTGCTCGGAATTGCATCCGATCCACTTGAGGGACGAACTCAAGATTGAAGCTGCCCGCAATGATGTTGGCATCGTTGAAATATTGAGTGATAGGCACTGCACTCGTAATAATGTTTCCGCTGTTATCAACTGGTAAGCCTGGAATCAATGAAAACTTGCCATTCCCTACGACGAAATTACAGAGATACAGAGGTGCAATAGCCGTTAGATAACTTCTGAGATTTGCAGAATCAGAAATTGCACCATCAAAACGTAATTTATAGTTAGCTAGAAAATATGCTGTTTTCTCTAATGAATCGTGGTCTATAAGCTTCGAGCTTATCGATCCACCTACGCCGGAACCGTCGATATGATTGCTTAGTAGATAATTGACAACATCAGATAAGTTATTAGATGGGCCTGTAGTTTTTTCTATGTAACGAGACATATTCATTCCATTAGGTAGCCACGCCTGTATTTGATTAAAGCTTTGAACTTGATTTAAAGAACGTAATTTTATTCCCATCGTTGTCAACTGGCTATAGGTAGGAAGTGTGTCGTTATCTCGACTCTCATTTACATAAACAATTTCATGTTCTGGGTTACTGTCACAGGATCTAGTAACTGCGGTCCAGCAAGACATTTCTTTGATTTGAGCTTTACCTTCAAACCTTCTTCCCCCTCCATATACCTCTTCTAACTCGAAGAAATCCTGAATTGGAGCTTTTGAAGCGTTGAACTCAAGTGAAAACGTTCCGTAATGGGCAGTACTTTCCGTTACTGTTCGATTAGGACTGGAAGTATTTAAGACATAGCAATTGGTTGAGTGATTTACATATCTGAAAATGTGGGTGTGGTCTAAAGGAACAAGCCTAAACTCGTATTCCCCTTGCTTAGGATGCCTTACACGTATGTAGTTATATACATCGACAGGAGTGTTTCCTCTTACGCAAAAGAGAGCAGCGCTTAGAGTATCAAAGCCACCGTGAGTGGCATCGTTAGGGTTAGTATCGTTTCCCGAAGCATCTAAACCTCTAGGGTTTTTAACATCTTTAACTCCTAAAAGGAAAAACGTGGTTCTATACATATATTGGGTTTGGGTTCCTGCATTTAGTGCAATCCTGTCGTTCTCGTACTTTCTTAAAAGGTCTGAAGTAGGAACATTGGGAAAATTACAGAGGCCACTGGCGTTAGCCCAGACCTGGCTCCTCAGCCCTATTTCTGTTACGTCACAGGGACGGGTGTTCTTAACTTGACCTAAATCCGGTTTGGTTAAGCAGTACCACGCAGTGCCTTCGAGCATTCGCGAGTCCGCCTTTCCGTCACCCTCCTGTAAAACAGCCTGTTGAAGTGACCTCCACCCTATTCCTCCTATTTGTCTATTAGTGCCTAAGAATTCAATCACTTCTAGTACATAATCTTGGGTTTTTCCAGGCCGCCACACATCATCAGGTCGGGTCTTTACACGGAAGAGTGTTCTATTCATCATGAATACTTCGTTCAGCTGCAGAGCAGCATCTACAGCGTCCCTTATCCCATCTACTGCCTGATCAATATCGGTTGCTGTTACTTCTGACTTTCTCTCAAAACCGCATTCACCCTCGAAACTAGATCCATCAATTCTGTATGTAATAGTATCGCCTATATCTACATTAGTGACAAACTTATATTCCTTCCACCCTCCTATACTGCTTGCCCCGATAACTCCGCACTTGGGACTATAAAAGCGTCCTTGCCCACCCATTCCATCATTTTTGCTGTCGTGGGCCGTTCCAGCAATCTTGCGGCGTTCGTTTTTTAAGCGGCCTTCGGGGTCATCGTTGCCCGATTGTTTCAAGATAGGAACGACGCGCCAGTTAACTGAAAACCGTCCCCCATTGGGGATCGCTTCGTAGACACCGAAAGTAGTGGTATTGGTGGGCGTATATGTCATGCAGAACCCGCCCTCAGCTGGACCTGTCGCAGTCGGACAAACAAATAAACCGTATTGGTTGCCGGTAGAGGTGGCGTCTCCGTAGATCACATCCGAGGGAAACAGCCTGTTCATGCCGTCAGATGACTTATACGAAATCGCATAGTTAGTTCTATAGATATTTGCCATTGCCGTTCCACCGATCATTAGCCCGTCCAGCTCAGGCTTTTGAATGATTGTGCTGTTTCCAATCACCATCATTGCTTCGATGGTTTGGAAGGATCCGTTACTAAACATCCGTGACCACACCATCAAAGGCTCGACCACGATTCCACCAGATTCCGCATTCCCGCCAGACTCAATAAAGCGGCCAAATATCAAAGGGATTCGGCTACCTAGCTGTGCAAGTTGAGCAGCAGAATCGAACCCTACAGGGCTATTGAAACGGGTCCGACCTTCCTGGTCACCCATTCTCTTTTGGCTGGTCTCATCCGCCTCTTCAGGCTTTGGTGGCTTAGGTGCCAACAACATTCCTACGCCAGTAAATATCGCGCCAACAACTAAAGAAACTATTATTGGGACGAGGGCTGTACCCTGCCGGATGTCTGGGATGTGGTCGTAAGCTTCG